TAGCATCTGTAGTGACCTTTGTATAAGTTCCTGCTACACCTATTGATGCTAATGTAGCTGTACCTAGAACATTCGCAGAGCCATCAAATGGAGGGGATGTATATAGTACATCACCATTAGTGGATATAGTTCTCGCAGTTGCTAATGTAGCAGTAGAGCCTGCAGTTCCTGTAGTATTTTGATTGAGTATAGGGAAATCAGCAGCTACAGCTATACTAGGTACACCTGTGCCTGTTGTGTTCTTTAATATCCCTGTAGTAAGATTAGATAGTAGAGTACCATTGATACCCTTAACAGTTAAGGCTACATTCCCTGTAGCATCTCCTGTATGAGTTGCATTACTTACTAAGCCACTATATTGACTATTCGTAGCATTGTCACCTGTATTAGTGCCTGATAGATTCGCTACAGCTCCATTAGCTAGCATTGCATTAGAGATAGCTCCATTAGCAATAGCTGTTGCATTGCCTGCACTTGTGACAGGACCTGTAAGATTAGCATTAGTTGTAACTGTTGCAGCATTGCCTGTAGTACTTTGATTCAAAGTAGGTACATCAGATGCTACCATAGCTCTGAATGTTGGTACTCCTGCCGTTCCATTAGGTGCAGCTAGAATATGATTAGCAGTCTTTGAGGCATAAGGATTCTGAGTATCTCCATAACCTGAAGCAAGGCTGATATCAGGAGCACTAGTTCCTGTAGCTACTACAGGTGCTGTTGCTGTAAGTGATGCTACACCTGGAGTCACTACTAAGTTACCACTGCCTAGAACAGAGCTACCATTAATGGTCTTGATGTTAGTGCCACTAACTAAGGTGTCCTGCTTTGAAGCTAAGATGTTAGCACCTGTTACTGACTTTGTAATATAGCCACCTGCACCGTTACTCTCACTAATTTCTACTAAGTCAGTAGCTGCTATAGGTGTACCTTTTGCGGGTAACTGACTAATCTTTTTATCTGCCATAATTTATTGTATTACTCTGTTGTCGTTATCTTCTGTTATTCTTTGGTCACTAATCTCAGTTACTCTGTTGTCAGTTGCTGGAGGACCTCCCCCTGCAACCAATAGCCATGCCTCTATCCAATTAGCATTGATTGTGACTGTACCTCCTAACTCTAAAACTATATTCATAAGGTGATCATCTGATGTCTCAGGATCTCCACCTACTACAGATAGTATATCTCCTATTAAGTTTTTAGAGTTAGATACATCTATACCATAATGATTAGCTATAGCAAATATGTAAGATTCATTCAATGGAGGATAAGTCCCTACTGAATATGCTGTAGCAATGTCTCTAAGTATATCATTACTCATAACTATATTATATTAAGATAGGTTTTTGTTTAGAACGCATAGTAAGAGTCATCAGTGTAATACTCCTGTCTGATGTAAGTGGTGGCATATCGGATAGCATCCATAGCATCATCATACAGCTTCACAGGTTCATCCATGATCTGATCACCTATCTTCTTCCACTTATAGTTCTCATACTCTTTCATTATCTGCTTATCCTCCTGACAAAATACTCCAAAGGTCTTTATGTTATCTATGCCTTTCTTAACTACCTTGTTAGCATTATGCACATCATAACCTGCAGTATTCATCTCGGCTATTATCTCAGGTCTTGAGTAATCTGCCATGATTTCTATGTTCTTATCCACATTCAATGCATCCATCTTCTCTATCAGCTGAGTAGTGGTAAGGTAGCTCTCATAGATAATCTTCTCAATGAAGATATCATTGTCACAGTAGTAGACTCTGACTAGAGCTGTGGGGTGGTTGTATCCAAAGTCTAAGCCATAGACATACTTTACGAACTTAGTTGGTCTGTGAGCTATGAATGTCCAATTAGAATAGATGTTACTCTTAGAGATAGCTTTCTCCCCTAGAGCATATATCTGATACATTGCCTCATCAGTTCTCTTCAAGTCCTCTATCTGCTTCTTAATGCTATCAGGTAGGAATGGATTGTCCCTATAGGTTGACTTGATTAAGATGCTCTCCTCAGTTGGTAGGTCATACAGCCAGGAGGATGACTCAGAGGGATTGTAGTCAAAGATTAGCTTATCCTCAGTTCTCATGTTCAGCTGAGTAAAGTCATCATAGAATAACTCATTAGCCTCATTACACCATGCCACATCTCTCTTCCTACCCCTAATCTTCTGCTCATCATCTACACTAAAGAACTCCACTATAGATCCATTAGGGAATGAGTAGATATGCTCTGACTTGTTATGATTACTTATCTCATAAATGTCCATGCTCTTCATGATCTCTAGAAAGTCTCTCATGACTGTAGCTCTCAGTGCAGGGAATGTCTTACGAATGATAGACACTACCTTATTCTTATTCTGATAGCAGTATACTATTAGCATCTGACAAAGGCTGTAGGTCTTAGATGACCTTGAGCCACCCTCATTGATAATGAATCTTAGTGCAGGATCAGTGAGAGCTGCATAGTTCTTTTGGAATATAACGGTACTATCTATCTCCATTGGCATAAGCATAAGCATAGGCTAGCATCTCCATCTGCCTACTATTACTGATAATGGCTATCCTGTTTATCTTTATAGCTACCCCTTTCTTAGAATAGATGTAAGCCTCAACAGCTTGACACATCATCTCAATCCTTTGCACTAGTGATGATGTTCACCTTAATCTCAGAGATGTCCTTACCATTGGTAGTGATGTCCGATTTCTCAGTTAGATTGTTTAGTCTCTGAGTGATGGATGGATTGTATTGACCAACCATGCCACCCTGTATCTGATCGTTTCTGATTTCTCTCTTTATATGTGAACAGACTGTCCCATAGTCAGAATATCTACCATCAGTATTATCTAAATAATGGTGAACATCTGAGTAGTTATTATAGCAGAATACTTGAAAGCCATCTAATGTCAAAGGTACTCTTAAAGGCTCTGCCACCATCTCTGCAGTCTTTTGTGATAGCACCCATTTATATCTAGGATTAGCTAGAGTATAAGCTCTATACTCCTCAAATATCTCCATTAGCTTCTCAGGAGTCTCTATTAATTTTGTTCTACCCATTTCCTTGTCTATTGTATTGCTTAGTATAATTCTTACTTGATTTCAGCTTAGAGGTCTTACTCTTAGCATGAACACCTGGTCTCTTTACCTTAGGCTTTCTGCAGAATGATATGCTACTCTGCTTCTGTGCCATTATCAGTATCTTCTACTACAGGCTGAGGCTCAGGTATTGGTCCTTTGACTGCTTTATACTTAATTACTTTAGGCTCAGATACTGTTGGCTCTTCAAACATATAGCCTAGACCTATAGACTCACAAAAAGTGTAATTCTCAGTTGAGACATTTACATTATTACCTTTGTGAGATACTTTTACTCCAATAAATTCATCTTTAATTTTCATCTCTTAGTTGTTTTAAATCGTTTTTAATCTCTTGTATCCAATAATGAGCAGATGTAACAGGAATCTTAAAGTATTCTGCCATTGCTCTAGCTGTACTGTATCCTTTGTCAAAGTAACATTGGAACACTATCAGCTTAATTCTATCTGTAATCCTCCCTCTATATGTCTCAATCACTGCCATGTTGTTCTGATACTGCATATCATCTCTAATCTTATCCCACAAATCCGTATCATCATCCATCACTATAGGCATAGTACTATCTGTAGCTGTCACTCTCTCTTGCCTATTAGTTAGTGATGTAGACCATAGGATCTGCATCTTAATAGTATTGAGTAAATATGCTTTGACCTTACCTGGATCAGTTACCTCTATATCTATATTACATAAATAAATAAAACTGTTATTTATTACAGCATCAGCTGAAATAGTAGATTTCATTCTTACTAGAAAATAGTTAGTGTATTTCCTTATCTCTTTGTAGTGAGCTGATATGTATTGGTCAAGTATAGGTCTCATACCATTGCTTGAAATCCTTTAGCCATATCTTCCTCCTCACACTACCACAAAAGCATTCTTTCTCATAACTAACTAGCCTATCTTTTATAGCCTTAAGTTTTATTAGATTAATCTTATAGGATTGCTCTTTCTCAGGTAGACTGAACACCTGTTGTATTATTACTTGCTCAGCTTCTGTAAACATTCCTGTAATATAAACGACAATAGAGCCACAATAGTTGCCTGAACAAAAGACCAGGTGCATAATAATGTTAGCCAAAAAGATACGCATTTAATACAGGTAGCAGAGGAATGCAGATACATTGCTAGAATGCTAGGTTTGAATTTGCTATAGATTGAGTCAATCAGTAGCTGTAATGGCTCAAAGTTTACTAGAAACCATGATATTGCAATGTAGGTTAGTATGTTCATACGCAAAAATAACAAAGGCAGCCATAAGACTGCCATAAAGTTATTGATTATTTAGATAATTTTTCCACCATTTGAGGTAGAACTGCTCATTCACAGCCTTACCATTAGTGAATCTCCAAATGGAGCAGTAAGAGACTCCGATATCCTCAGCGTAATGGCTGAGCTTGTATCTATTGGTGAGCTTAGACTTGGTCTCTTTAATCATAAAGTCCTTTAAGCTCTGCCCTTTAGAAAGGGAGATCATCTTCAGCATTATCAGGTACATGAGCAGGAGCTACTGCAGCTGCAGTTAATAGATCTATCTTCCATAACTCTAATGAGTTGAAATGCTTATCCTGCCATTCTCTACCTCTCAGATTGAATGATGCCTCTACCTCTTCACCTACTTTGTAGCCATCTAGTAGAGCTGTTTTGTCTCCTGTAGCTTGCAAGCTGATGTATTGAGGATATTTGCCATCCTCTACTGTTATTACTACTTCTCTCTTAGAGAACTTCTCAGTCACTTGTACTGTCTCGCCTATCACTTTGATAAGTCCTTTTACTTTGTAATCATTCATATTATTGTTGTTATTAATTTATATACTCCGATAAGTGCAAATCCATAGACTACTATAGTTAGGATAATTGCCATTGTTTTTTCTTTCATACTACTTTATCAGGGAATGGATTAGAAACACCATACTCTAGTATAGTTAGCTCAGTAGCATATTCCACAGCTTTCTTAGCTGCATATTTAGCACTGATGCCAGGATTGTTATGTATTAGTGCTTGCATGGCTGCAATCAAAGCAGCCTCATAGAATTGAACTCTCATGTTATTTATTATTTAATTGATTAATATACTTAACATAGTACTCAGTGCAGTGATGCAGTCTTACTTTTATCTCCTCCTCAAGCTCCAGGTCTCTAGTAAAGAGTAGAGTAGTGATTCTCTTCTCAGGAGCTATATGATCTACCTGATGCAGTGATAAGTTCTCCCATTCATTAAGTAGAGATGGGTGAGTAGAGACCATGCAATAGCATAGAGTAGCATAGTTCTTATTATATAACATCATGTAAGCTCTTAACTGCCACTCATAATCTTTATTCACACCCTCCTCTGAGGTAGCAGGGAAAGTCTCTAAGGACCATGATGTCTTAATGTCTATGATTTGGTCATCTGCTACGATATCAGCCTCTCCTGTGAGCCATTCGTTATTCAGTCTCTCAGTATTCTTAGAGTAGTTGCTGAACATTACCGAGTTGAATAGAGCAATAGAATCATTCTCCTGCAGATTACCTTTATTAATGTACTTATTATTGAGTTCTACATTGTAACCGTAGAAATCCTGCTTAGCTACTGCTCTGATGTAGCTCTTAGTAGTTTCAGATAGCACCTCAGACTTAGTCCGAGATGCTGTCATTAATTTTCCTAGTGAAGATGGATGCCATTTCATTAGTACTTGAAGCTAATTTTGTTTCTACTTCTCCAATTATAGATATCTTCAATAACAGTTCTATACTGTTCTGAATTAGCACAATCTACTAATGCAGATGGTTGTAATCTTAGCTTATGCATAAACTCATTAAAATCAAATTTATCATTTGAAAGCAAAGAAATAAAAGATCTAACAAAAGTAGTTCTATCATATCCATTATAATAAGTACCTACCATTCGTATTTTATTAGCCCAATCTTGAGCTAACTCAAAATCTTTACCAATCCAAGTACCTTCTTCAAAAATATTTTTAGGATTTATTAATTTGCTTTGTGATGCTAAATAAACATCTCCAGGCATTACTACATTAGAACATAAAGCTAAACAATTTGAAAAACTAAAATCAGTATTTTTTAATGTAAATTCTTTAAGTTTTACATAAGATTGTACTCCCATGTTTGCATATCCCTCCATGTAATCGCTTTTACTCCAATTCTTTTGATTAAGATTTAAAGTATGAACTTCAGAAAGTGTATAACCTTTTACAATTATATAATAAACAAATGATTGAGCTTCTTGAGCAGCCATTAATCTATGCTGTCCATCAATTACTTCCATTTTTTCATTTACTAAAATTGGATTGCATTTCATTCCGTATTTATTAATACTATAAACTAATCGTTTAATGTGTTGTAAATTTGGAACTCTGTTACCATCAATCTGTTTAAAAATTGATAAGTTACTTGTTTTGTAAACTTTGTTTACTTCATTTGTGTTTTGCACTTGGTTACTATTATTCGCCATTGGTGCTGTAGTCATGTTAAACATATATTTATTTATTTATTGGTTACTAATTATAAAAGCATAAGTGCTTTATTCTGTAAATCTGTAAGCTCAAAGGTCTCTCTTAGCTTAGGGATAGTAAACTTACCATCTTGAATAGATACTAATGCCTCCTCAAATCTCTCCTTAGATAGTCCAGGCTTAGCTGCCTTAACAGGTACACTAGCTAGATTAGCATCATCATCTACTGACTGTAGGCATAAGATACTGCTCAGAGTATATCTTCGGTAGTAAGTGACTGCAGATCCTACTTGCTGAGGATTAAGTCCTGCAGGTAGCTCCATACATGACTCTATTGATGCATTAGAATCTATGCAAATAATCTGAGTACATACTGAATTGCCTTGAATAGGCTGTAATAATAGTAGACCATTCTCTAATAAGATAGGCTCTACTGCTTCAGTAATGGCATTAATGTCAGAGTATGACTTTTTAAAGTGTGGATTGGTAGCATTCTTAGCTACTTTGCCGATTGACTGCTTAGCCTTGTGTAGCTTTTGGTGCAGAGTTAGTACAGGTGCTGGTACTACAGCTTTTGTTTTGGTTTCCATGTGTATAAATTTAAATTATTTCAACAAAGATAATCAATTAATTCATATCTGCAATAAAATTATTATAAAATATCATAAATTCATCAAAATTTCTTGCAATAAAGTATGTACCTCCTGCAGCTTCTATGCTTTGCTGATACCTCTTCTGCACTTCTGACTGCCTATCCTTACCATATTTCACCTCAATCTTAACAGATCTACCTCTAATGGTGGCAGATATATCAGCTGAGCCTTTAGTGGAGGTGCTAGGAGTCCATGTGCCTTTCAGCTGTCTACTATTCTCACCTACCTGTATCTTCTTACCCTCTCTATATACACCCATTGTATTAATCCTTTCAGCTTGATAGCCTGATAAATTTATAAAGGCAGTAATACATTGAGTCAGTGCATTAGCTGAGTCATCTTTCCAATTAGATAGAGGAATGTAGGCATTGTTAGGATATTTAGCTGATAGGCTAGCTAGTTCTAGGGCTTTGAGAATTGCTTTGTTTTCTTTGTTCATATATTCATAGCTTTAATTGTTAATTCATCCCATATATCTATCTCTTTTACCTCCTGTACAAATGACAATCTAGTACTGCCTCCATTCCTATTGGTAGAGCAGATATATCCTTTGTATTCGCAGTACTTTTTAAAGTTAATTGTGATGCTGTTCTGTGTTATGTAGTTCTTTTTATCAGGGAATGCATTGCAGAATGAATCGTATAACTGTTCTTTAACTGAGTAGTAAGTATCCTCTTTTAGATCCTCAAAGAAATAGTACATCTCACTGCTAATCTCATCTAATATCTTTCTAAAGTTTAGATTAATAGTAGGCATCTCTATAAGACCTATATTAAGATATATTTGTATGCATTCCTGGCAGTAATTGTCAAAGGCTGCCCATTGGTCATCATCCCAATCAACAAACAGCTCATGACCAAATAGATCTACAGGAGTAAACTTATCATTGAATGTCTTAGCCATCTCCACCTCATACTTTCTAGCATTGAAAGATGCACCATTGCCTGAGATAGTATAGTTGGTAGTGATAATAATCTTAGGGCTGTTAGTTACATCTAGTTTAATAGAATCCTTACCTTTGTATTCAATAGTAATACCCTCAGTAATCACACTGAATAAGCTCTCAAAGTTGAATTTCTTTTTAACATCATCAAATACTAATATCTGACAATCAGTAGATACATTTTGATAGGGAAATTTATTTTGAAAGTCAAACAACTTACCATCTAAGCTCTGCACTTTCTTAAGATGCCCCATTGCATTCCAAAACAATCCCTTTCCACTTCTACCATTAGGCACATCAGAGATAGCCTCATCATTAAAGATGATAGCTTTGTTATTACTCCTATCCTTATAGCTGTGCAGGAGGTATCCGATTACAGTCTGAAATGCTTTGTACTTACTTTTATCTTTACCTGCTATATTCCATATAAAAGTTCTAAATTCTGAGCTGTGGTGATCTGTTTTCTTAAAGTCTCTATTGATGACCTGGTCTCTCCAAATAGATAAATCCATATCAACATAAGATAGCACCTCTTTTTTATCTTTAGATACCTTTACTATGCAATTAGTATAGAATAGATATGCACTATCTTTGTCATCTTTTAATAGACTTACATTCTTACTAGTCAATATCCCTAAAAATTCTCTCTTAAAAAACTTAAGATTTCCACTCATCAAATTATAAACTCCCTCAGGCTTATCATTAGAGGTTATGTAATCTAATACAAAATCTTTTATATCTTTCTCATATACCTCATTTAAAAATATACCCTCTTTTTTAATCATTTGAAATGTGCCATTTTTCTCAGGGGAATGCTTAAAGAAATCATTGTTATCTAAGAATGTTTTGAACTTAAAGTTGTTGAGATTGTAAGCTCCATTCTGAGTAGTGGACCAAAAGTCATCATCTACCATCTTAAATTTCTTTTTCAATGCCTCTTTAGCAGCATTCCAATCTCCATTATGCTTGACTAAAGTATAGATATTAAATGGTGAATAAGATTGCTTAGATTCAAATGGCTTTATAGCTCCTCCATCCTCACTAAATATATAGAACATATTATTTTGAAAGCCAAAAGTAGCTGAAAATCCATCTTTTATATCTTTGTTAGGTCTAGTCCAATACTCTGAGCCATCCTTTCTCTTATTGCAGAACTGCCATCCTATGCCCTTAAGCAGCTCCTTAGCCTCTTCTCCATTCTCAAGGTTATATTTACCATCAGGAGTAGTATCTTTCCAGGTCTCTGCCCACTTTCTATCAGATGTATCTTTGTGAGGTAGACTAATAGTATGATGCTGATTATAAGATGTAATTAAATCAAAGACATTATTAATATCATCATCAAAATAGCTTAGCTTTATGTACTCCTCACCACCGATATGACTATATCCACTAGATGGATAGCAGGCACAGTACTGACCATTGCCTCTCATCTCTACCATTGTAGCTCCTGTAGGATATTTAGCAAATACTCTACCATTAAACTTCTCTTTTGATCTAAAGTAAACATGATAGCCACCTCCTGCTGTAGTGTAACAGGATAGCATCCCATCTTTAATGAGCATCTTAATGGATGGCACATTAATAAAGTCATCAAATGTATCTTTGATAGGCTCACCATTATGGCAATCAAAGTCAATGCAGTAAAATTCACTAACTAATCCACAGGCTATCCCTATTTTTTCAGCTTTTAAGAATCTACTATCTACATCTGTAATAGTTTCATATAAAAAATTATGACCTGCCTCAAGCATTGGAGCTTTGCTGTTCCAAAGTGGTAGAGGATTCAATCCCTCTGCTATTAATTCATGTGCTACATCTATTAGATTCATAATTTATATAAAAAAAGAGAGTCCCCCTAAGCGAACAGCCAAGTTGATAGGGGGATTTATACTCTCTAAGATTAAAGTCTTTGTCATTTGGCTGTTCTAATTTTTACAAATGTAATAATAATTATTAATACTTTACAAAGTGTGCAATCTTTTTTTATCAACATACAACTTTGCACAAACTTTGCACACCCAAAAGTTAGCAGTACCAAGGCTTTGTGCAAAGTTGGTCTTTTTTTTTACTTTTTTTTTTCATCCTGGTCTTATAGTATATATAGGGTAGGGGCTTTTTCTCAAAACTTTGCACAAATCAATCTAAAATACTGATAATCAATGTTATTTTATGTGCAATCTTTTGTGCAAAGTTGTAAGGACCATTTTAACATTGCACAAAAAAAGCTCCGAAGAGCTTTAAATTATTTCTGCTAGTTCTTTAGCTGTCATATATTCTTTGAATTTATTGACCTTATCATATTCCCAAGGCATCTGAATCCTCACATTTATGTAATTGAACTTCTCTAATGCTGATACTTTGTACTTATCCTCATAATCTAAATCATCTGCAGCTTGCACTAATGGCTGTATCTCGTGGAGATATACTTTATCATGCATTCTGGACCATCTCCTGTGCATTCTGATACCATGAATAACAGTAGCATGATGTCTATTCATAAGCCTACCTATTTCACTAAGTGAGAGCTTACATTTGTTTAGCCTGTACATTACATAGTATCTCTTATAGACATAGGCTCTATTCCTAGAGTTGGTAGCTAGTTTATACTTTATAATTTGTTCTTTTAAAAATTTTAGTTCTGTCATTTTATTAGTTTTACTTTGTTAAACATATCTTTTTTTACTTCATATCCAAGTGCTTCATAAAGTTTTAGATAACGGTAAACTGTTCTCATACTTACATTTAGATATTTTGCTATTGTATTCATATTTCTTGATTTTTCTTGGAGATACTCCATAAGTTTTATACACCTGTACATTTTGTTTTGATTCATTTTTTTATTTATTTAATTTATATTCTTGTTTTAATCTCTCAAGGTATAGAACAAAGTCCATTGCCTCTTCTTGTGCGTGTTGTAACCATTCTAATGTGCTTAAATCATTTCTTTCAAGTGTAGTATTATATTTTTTAATACCTGTCTCTGAACGTTTCTTAAAACTTTCTAAAACACTTAATACAATTTTATCATTCATACCTCTTCAATTAATAGAATTAAATCATCATTCTTTTGTATAAGCTGCTTAACATGATTACGATCATATGCCTCTATAATTCTAGTAACTAACTTCACAGGACCATTCCAATAGTCAAAGGTCTTGAACACTACTTTATATATCTTCATTATCATTGTTTTTTATTGGCACATCTAAGCCATACATTAAATCAAACATCTTGAAATCTCTGACAGCATTCCTCTTACTACCCTCATAATTTTGAAAGTACCACTCTCTAAATTGTAGGTATTTTTGGTGAGTGTAATCACCATTAGCTATTTCATCCTGGACCTTAATAGCTAGCTGTGTGAACTCAGTCATTGGATTTATTGTTTATGATTTGTAAATACCTGAGGTAAAGAGGCAGATTAAATCCACCTCTTATCTCTTCTGCTGTTCTTCTGCTAGTCCAAAACTTTATAATTGCGTTGAATGTCATAGCTTAGATTTAAGTAGGTTAAGATTTGCATCACTTAAAGGAAACTGAGACATATCTCCATCATCAGTCTCTGTAGCATCATAAGTAAATGGCTCAATAGTGCCTGCTATGTATACATCACTATCATAGTCAGTAGTCCAATTAGAAATGTATTGATTGCCATTTTTGTATAGGTCTATAAAATTCATAATATAAGTTCTAAAAAAGTGAATAAAAATAAGATTGATAGTATTACAGTTGTAACAATAAGCATAGCTATAGCACATGCTATCTGCTCAGCTCCTACAGGAGTAAAGTATTTAATTAGTTTTTTCATTGATTTTGTCTATTAGGTTAGTAATTGCATACCATTGAGCGTAAGCCCTTATAGTAGCTTCATCTTTTCTACCAAAAGCATCTGCACTTTCTTTAGCCTGGTCATACAGTGATTCCCACTCAGCTAGAATGATTGTCATAATTTGTTCTTTGTCCATGTGTAAAAGTTTTAATTGTTGATAACTATACGCCAAAGATAGTATAAAGTTTTATAACTGCAATAAAAAAGTGTAATTTATATTCATTCTAAATAAGGATAGGTCGCAATTTGCGACTGCAACCGCAGAATATTATAATAAATCAGGGAAACTTACCACTTGGCGGAAATACCGACAGGTTAAAACCTTAAAACCTTTACTATTATTAAGGTTATACCCTTAAAAAGTCCAATTTATTAATTAAAAAACGGGACAAATCTAAAGTGTTACTTTGGAATTACATTATAATTATATAGTTAATCGGAATAAAACCGATAATGTAAAGCATATCTTACAAAAGTATTGTTATTTGTAAACTATATTTAGTGTTATCTATCTAACATATTAGCTATTAATACCTATCTGTCACAATTCTAGCTAATATATGTGACAAAAAAAAAGCAGCTGCGTGCTGGGGAGCTTACAACTGCTTTCTTTAACATGAAAACAAGTGCTAAGTTAATGCTTATATTTGAATTTCAAAAATTCTAAGTAACTTTTATTATTTATTTTAAAATGTTTTTTACAATCATTACATAACATCCAATGATGGATAGTACCTCCTGCAGTCACTACCTGTTTATTATATCTTACATTATAGTTTGTACATTCAGGACAGCAGAACTTCTCATCTCCCTCCATTACAGCATAGTGAGTAGATGGAGTAGTGTAGGAATTAAGTTTATTGAATACAGCTTCTAGGACAGTGACATCCATTTTGCAATACTCTACCATCTTATCCATTGCTTTCTGATCTTTCTTAAATACTATATCTTTCCACAGGTCTAATCCTCCTGTATCCATCTTTTGACCTACTCCTAAATACTTAGCTATATAGTCTAATTTATTAGAATTAAAATTAAAGTACTTTCTAGCCCATTTAAGAGTGTCAATAGTCTTAGGTGAGGGCATAACATCAATACCATGTAATAAAGCTCTTGTACGCAACCATTTGAGGTCAAATCTATCCCCATTATGAGCCACAATTTCATCAGCCTGAGCCATAACTTTAAGGAATGCTTTTATCATTGCCTTATCTGATTGCTTTTTATCCCAAGTTAGGAACTGTACATCACCATCTGACTCCCATTTGTAGCAGATGCAGATGATTGCTCTCTCATGGATGATATCACCTGGATTGATAGTTAGATTATATCCTGACCGCCAAAATATACCAACATTGAATGATGTCTCAATGTCAAAAAACAGTCTTTTTCTTACCATAAATATTTCTCCCTAGCAAATTTAAAGAGATATGATAGCAGTAAGCCTACACCTACCCCTACAAATAACAGGTTAAGATTGCCTCTAGTTCTAGGTCTTGTGGCTTTAGCCTGTGCTTTCTCTACAATACGATCTTTGTAGATAGTTTTTACTTTTAGTCTATATTCTATTCTTTTGTCTAGTCTAGTCTTAGGCACATAGACTGTGTTATACTTTATAATAGTATCCTTAGTAGTTATAAACTTCTCCCACACTATGCTATCATGAATGATAACAGGTATAGAATCTAAAGTTGTGATTCTGATAGTATCTCCTGTCTCTTCACAGGTATATCCTTTCTTAATAGCTTTATTAAGATGGTATTGTGCAGAGCAGCTGCTGAGTAGTAAGATTATAGCTAAGTATCTCATCATTCTTTTATTTCAAAGTGCATCCAATCGTAGTTCTTCTCTCTACCCAAAGATATAAAGCCATGCTTGTAGAATATATCTATCATTGGCTTATAATCAGGTCTTGCAAATCTAGCAGTTTTCGATGATTCTTTAAGTAGATTTCTAGCAGGATCTAGATCAATGGCTATTCCCCATGAGTGCATGGATAGTGCTGTACCTCCCCTCATCTTTCTATAGTTGAAACAGCCACCAAATAAATCTATCCCTAACTCCTTAATCTTATCATATCCATAGGTAGCTAGAAGCTCATTGAATACAGCTGTAAAATTATCAGCTACTAACTTATGGCACATCATAGAATTGACTGAGCTGTCTAAGTCCCAAGCAATACGCATTGGATATGGTAACTTAATCTTCACTAAATATCCTGCACCTGTTACATTAGCAGTACCATATTTAGATGTAAGTTCCCATCTAGTCATTTCAGTTTGTTTAGGTCCTCTTTAATATCCTTAGCTCTAGCAAATAATAACTTCATTGATTGCCATAGGTCTATGCCTTTGACTATCTTATAATTCTCATTAATAGACATCACCTCTATACTAGATAATACTAGTGCCACTACTTTAGTGAGCATAAATGGTATACTAAAAAAAGTAAGTATGATATCATTTAGTATGAATCTATCTATTAAAAAGAACATAATCACAGTAACTTCATAGAGTGCTAACTTGCTAATGATAGATGAGAGCTTTCTGCTAGTTATTTTATCCCCTAACTTCTTAGCTTTCCATATACCTGTGATAGTATCAATGACAATTAATATTCCTATCATCAGCAGTATCCCACTTATTGGTAAAAAGAATGCAAAGCATATAGATATAAGTGTCAAAAGTTGTGATTGAATTGATATTAGTAATAGTGATAGTTGTGCTTTCATTCCCTTCCCTCTATTTGTAATGCTAGAATAAAAGTAAGATAGCCTATTATACTACCTCCCATTAGCTTAAGATATATAGCAGGCTCAAATAGTAATGATATGCCTGTTAAGTATCCTAAACTGAATACTATTATAGATAAGACTCCTGAGTGCTTCATAGTATTAGGATTGAATTATTGTAACCATTGTTACCTGAACCTCCACATAATCCTGTACATTCTAGCAAGCCATTAGATAGACATCCACATCCATCTATCATAGGTCTAAGGTCAGTATCTCTGTTAGTTGTACCTGTAAATATTGGATACAAAGCTCTGTTCTTAAGTAAATATCTAATCAATCTTTGCTCAAAAAATGCAGCCTTTTGTGCATAATGTTCCATACTGAATGCTATAGTACCTCTATCTACAGATGAGCTGTTATCTCCGAATTGAGTCTGCAATCCTTTATTCTTTAGCTGTAATGATAGACCAAATACAGCATCCTCTGCTGCTCTCCATGCTATAATAGGCTGTATGAATGTAACGAGAGTTTCTTCATCAGGATCTAATGTCTGATTATTGTACTTAGTAAGTAAGTCATTATAGAATGTAGTACCTAAGATAGGCATGATTCTTAGCTGAGCTTGAGTAGCTAAGTAAGGAGTAACATTGTTTACATCTACATTAGCTGTGATGGGTGTGTTATTCTTTAGATATGTTTCTGTTATAAAGTATAGCATCAGATTGTTGGTGTTGGTGTATCATTCAATGGAGGCAAAGATGCTAAGGCTCTAATTTCATTCTTAGACATATTCTCAAGTACTTTAGCAGCTACTGCAGGATTCAATGTATTAAGTGCATCATTTGTCTTAGAGGTATCTCCCTCAAGCTCTACTATTGCCTCATTTATAATCTGATAGTTATTGATAGTGAAATCTGCATCTATCTTAGCTATGAATAGTAGCTCATTAAAGATGTCAGCTACCATATCTCTCAATGGCATTACTACATTCTTCTCAAATATGATGTAAGCCTGCTTAATATCTGAGCCATTACCTAATGATCCTGTAGTACGGATTCCCATAAGTATAGGATCAATGGTGTGACTAAAGCAAATCTGCTCAGTGTTCAGCTGTGATGCCTCTTGAAATAGACCATCATTACCATTAGTTGGCAAAGCCTCTATCTTAGGTAATTGGTCTGCTGAGTTTGCAAAAAATGCGACAGCTTTCCCACTGTTGGCCGCTCCTTTAAGCCTATCAATGGTATTCCTTATCATGTTTTTTTCCTCCTCAGACTGAGGCCTTTTAGGAAACATCATAGCAAAGGATGGAAAGATTGAGTTTTGTATATTACTTTTAGCAAAGTAGCTAAGCTCCCCTGATAGGAATGCAAAGTTTAGAGCTGAGGTGTACTGAGGTAATGGATAGAAATCCTGCCCAATACATTCTACCTCATATACAAATAGTTGCTCATAGTCTCTACAGGTAGGAGTATATCTTCTTATCTCCTGTACTCCAATCCTACTAGACCAATCATCACAAATATAGTATCTCTTTCTATCTAAGTTTACTCTAAGTTTCTCAGGGGATAGATTGACTATCTTAGTTAGCTTCATCTTATCATCAAAACATAGCTTAAAATATACTCTATTATGCAGAATTAGTTGCTGAGTTACTGCAGGTACTACCTTTTTTATGTTTAATTTTCTCTCAAGTGTGTATAGCTCTAGCTTATCTTGAGGAGTAAGTCTATCTGCCACTATATTAAATCCACCTCCTACAGCTGCATTCACTTTATACCCCACTATTGAGCCATGTAATGGACTGCTATAGAATATCTGATTGAGTAGTTCTGGATACAGATTATCCTGCCCGAATGGGATGTATCCATTAGTCTGATTCCTACCATTAACATAGGGTAGAGTTAAATTAGCACCTCCTACTTTAAGGAATGGAGTAGAGAATGATTGATATCCCTCTACTATTTCATGCTTTACTGTTTTAAAAAAGTCTTTTAATGCCATAATTACTCATAAATTGATGATACTATTGGTCCTGATACTACCATCCTGCCCTCTTCAATCACTACTCCTGTAGAGTTAGCAATAGTTGGAGGTGTGGTACTTGACTCATAGATGCTATATGTATACTGTCCTTTAACTAACTCCAAATCTACAGGCTCATCTAGCTCAAACTGATTGAATCTTTCAGGATAAGCTGATAGATCAGCAGTGTAGAATGTAATAGGTGCAGACAGCTTGTCCATTTCATTCTGAAAGACAAACAAATAATAAGGATTCGGCAGTGTACTTACCTCTGTTAGGGTAAGGATTATCTGATTGACCTCATCTTTTTTAATGTATATCATATAACTATATTATACTAAGGTCAAAAAATGTTTAAAAAAAAAGCTCTACAATATGCAGAGCTTTAATTATTAGGGTGTTAAGTATTATATAGCGGGAAATGCAGGTGATATTACATCAGCAGCCTCTATTTCATATGCCAAGTGGTCTGACTCCGCAAGGAGTGTAACGGAATATTTAGAACCATCAGCTCTCGCTGTACCTGATCCTTCACCTGTAGCAGTTAATTGTAGGTTTTCAAAGTACCAATACTTACCATTTGCATCTAAAACAACAGCAGCTAAATATTGCTGACCTGCTCCTAGTACATGGATAGCTTCTGACTTCTCTTTATCTCTACGATTGAACATTAAAGTAATAGTCTGAGTAACAAATGTAGAGCCATTGATTAGGTCTACTGCAGTATCTTCTGTATAGTTACCTGTATTTCTATTGATTTCAAATGTAGCAAATGGAGTAGTTGTAATAGCAGTAATTATCCAAGCTCCTCCTGCTACTGTTGTAGCGGTAACTCCCTCCTGCTGATTAATCCATACCTTTCTAATACCTCCTGTATTATTATCACAGGTTTTTGCGATGTTTTGTAACGCTTCACAGCTCATTGTATAAGTTTTAAGTAAAGGGAGCTTGCACTCCCTTAGATTTATAAATTAGTTAATTAAGATGCAGAGTTGTAGAATACAATCTCAGCTCCATTAACGTGCTTAAATCCTATCTTCATATTTGCACGAGTTCTGATAACAGGTGTTGCTACAGTATCAGCTAAGTTGATAGCTCGTAATGCTTTACCATCACCTTCAGCATCAAATGCATATAAGAAATTTTTGCGAGGTGAAGCAACAATAGTAGACTTACTAAGCATTCCAGGACATAATACCATCTTTATTCCAAGATAAGAAAAGTCTAATGCTTGAGTCAAGTTAGCCTGTGTGTTAGCTGCAGCAACAGCAGAACGATAAGCAGTAGCTACAGGAGAAGATACATAGATTCTTAGCTCCTCTTGATTAGCAATTACAGCAGGAGGGATAGCAGCATAAACTGTAGCCAATGTAGCAAGTACATTTCCTGAATTAACAGCTGGAGGTGTAGCTCCACCTACTTCAATTACATTAGCAGCATCAGCTACTAATCCTTTTTTGTATCCATCACATAAAGCTAGAGCAGGAGTACCTGATGCAGTATCACCTGACCAACGTAACTTCTCAATGTTCTCAGCAATAGTTAATGACATTTCATTCCAATAGTAATCCATGAAAGATGCAACAGTGAAATCACCGTTAGATCCTTTAGTCATTTGTAATGATACGAAAGACTGCTCTAGGTCAAATTGACAAATTTCTGCCATAGCTGATAATCCCTCTACATTTATTTCTACAGATGCAAGTGTATCAGTTGAAGAGTTCCATCCGCAATTTTCTGCCTGCAATACCTGTCCAAATACTACATTAGAAATTTTAGTCTTTACTTTGACTCCTGGTAGTGTACGGTAGTTGTCTGCTACTTCCTCATTCAAATAAGCTCGGCTATAGAATGCTTCGCTGTTAGCTTGTAATAATGCACTGTTAGCAATATCCAAGTCAAATCTTAATTTTTTGCTCATTTTTTTTGTTTTTTATTTAGTTATTATTGTTTAAAAATTTACTTACTATACTGAATTTATCATGCTGTGATAACTTAGTAGCTTCTACTTCCACTACTTCCTCACCTTCAGACATTACTTCCTCCATATGATTTCTTAAATCAGCTATCATTGCTATAATAGCATTGATTTGCTCATCAATTACAGGTTGAACTATAGCTAGTATAGCTTCAGCATCAGCAGCAGGATCAATAGCCATCTCTTCTGTGGCAGGTGTCTCCTCTATTACTTCTTCTTCTACTACTGTCTCTAGTGCAATCTCTTCTGTCATTGCTTCTTCTTCAACAACAGGTGCATCTTTAATCTCGATAATCTCACCGTCTACTACGACATAGATTTTACCATCAATTAGATGTTCTCCATCAGGTAATTTATTCATACTATATTTATTATTTAATTGATTACTTAGTTTTAAGCCTAAGAATCCCTCAATAGAGAAACCTATCTGCTCATTCTTTACTAGCTCATTATAGTAATCTTTATCAGTTACCTGAGCTGTTACCATTAATGTGCCTTTAGGTACTTCAATACCATAGCTAGAGTAGGCTTTATCTTTCTTAGGATCTTCTACTATCCATGCCTCAAGTACATAAGCAGGCACTGTCTTATCAGTATCATGCTCTAGGTTAAATACATTACGATTAGATAGGTCTTGCATGAATTTAGAATGAATCTGCTCAATAGTCTCAGCTGTAAATTGTACATAGTACTCCTCATCATTCTCATCATTCCTATATATCTCCATAGGAATCATTGCAGGTGCTACCACTCTATACTTTAGGTCATCTGAGAAAAACAATTTTTTATGCTCATCAAATGCCATCCCTTTAGTAACTATAGCAGGAGTAGAGGTGAAAGCTATTTGCTCAATCCCTAACTCTTCACCATCTGAATACTCAGGATCTATAGTAATTTTATAGATTGGTATATCTTTTGTCATAACTATATTATATTTTTTTTATATTTGTTCAAAAATTAAAACTATGATAGAATTATTCGGCAAAGAAATCCCATCTAAGATGGATGAATTAACACTAGAGCAATTCCAAAAAATATCTGCTATCCATAACAGTGATGAGTATGATACTCTAGAAAAACATTGTAAAGTCTTTGAATACTTAGGTATAACTGAAGAGGAGATGGATATAGACTTTGAGCTGTTCTTAGAGAATGTTAAGTTGTTTAATAAAGATAACTATACTAAGAAAGATCCTGTAGAAGAGATAGAGATAGATGGCTATACTTATAGAGCTGAGATGAAGCTCTCAGTAAAAGATTCTCGGATTGTTGAAAAGATAGTGAAGAAAGATAATAAAGAATATATCTCTGAAATCATGGCTCTAATGTTCAAACGAACTGACCTATCCAATGCTGAGCATTATGATTCTGCACATCTAAAACACAAAGCTAAACTATTTAGTAAGCTCAAAGCAGATATAGCTATCCCTTACCTTACCTTTGTAACCTACAAAATAACAAACCATGCAGAATCTCAAGTTACCAAAGCATTGGAATCAGATATCAGTGAGTCAGTTCCTGGAGCTGAGGAGTCTGAGCAGTGAGGATGGAATGTTTAACTATCAGATTGATGTACTTTCTGCTTTAACAGATAGCAATATCTCTGAATTTGAGGAGCTAGATATAGATGAGCTAAGTGAATTGACTAAGCAGATTAAATGGATACAGGCTGATCCATCTAGGAGGTATAAAAGTAAGCTAGATAAGTATGTACTTAAGCCATTCAGTAAGCTATCACTAGGTGAGTTCATAGACCTAGAGCATTACTTCTCTAATAACTACTTAGACCACTTCTGCCACATCTTAGCCTTGCTGTACAGAAGAACATCTAAGAACATCTATGGTGATGATATCATTGAGCCTTATGAGTATAGTCCTAGAGATAGATTAGATTGGTACTTAGAGTATCCTATTACTGATGTTTATGGATTGATACCTGAGTATATTAAATTTAGGGAGAACTTTACTAATACCTATACTAATTTACTAGTAGATGTAGTGACTGATGATGAGGTGCTAGAGGATGCTGATGAGATAAAAGAGCAGAAGAGAGAACAGCAAAAGCAGAAATTTGCTTGGGAGTCCACTATCATGGCTCTATGCAATGATGACCTAAGCAAGTTTAATGATATCCTAGAGATGCCTGTAGTGTTAGTCTTTAATATCTTAGGAATGAAAAAAACTTTAGACTAGTAATCTAGCTCTCCATAAAACTCTCCGAATAAAGGCTCGAATGAGAATAGTATATCTCCTCCTCTTTCTAGTATGTTATCTATTTCTAAGATAGGATATTTAGTTAAAAGATATTCAGTATATCCTCCCCAAATCTCTGCATAGATTCCATCCTCATCTAATGCTGCATCAAATTGCCTAAGTAGATTATAAGCTCCTATAGTTTGTGTACCATTATTTAGAAATCCAAAATAATAAGCTGCTACAATTTGTATCCTTAAATTAAAGCTATCACTAATCTCTGCATTGATTCGTACTGAATCTACTAGAGTACCTGTGTCTACTAAGAAATTATTTCTAAGTACTCTTCTAAGTACTGTAGCCATCTTTCTACGCATTGGATATTTAATATTGTAAGGCATAACTATATTATATTAATTAAGCATTTTGTTTATATTGCTGTTATTTCTAAAGTCACTTCTCCATTAGGACAAAAAGTATTATAAACATGATAAGGCATCTCTAGTCTTACCCTGTTATCTCCATTGTAAAAGTATGTACCGTATTGAGTAAAGTCAGAGCCATTAGCATTAGCATTACACATAGCTACAAATGCCCCTATTTCATCTTGTAATGTTCCTGTCTGAACATCCCACTGTACACCATTACAAAAGAAAGCTATACTATCTGACACAAAAAAATTAGGGTCTATCTCCTGACTATAAGCTGTATATATTTTTTTAGGGATAGGACAGTTGGTCCATGATGGAATCACTACTGATAAATTCATCTGCCACCCTGCAGCATAATCTAGTAGATCATTATTCAATGGTATGAATGTAGGCTGTCCATCTATATCAAAGTCATAGTCATCACTAAATGTAAACTCTAAGTATAGATCCTGGAGTATCTGCTGAGTATCCGATAATATAGTTGTGATGTTAGCTCTATCCATCTGAATAATATCAAAGCAATACAGCTCTAAATTAAAGATAGATACATTCTCATAGGGAGTAACTCCTGTAGGTACTACATAGACTAGTGGATACTTCTCATCCTTAGTAGCAAAGTTTACCATTTGCTCTTTAAAGTCTGAGCCTACCTTTTTTACCTGTAGGTGATTGTCATAGAATGCAATAATCTTATCTACTATGGATTGATAGCTTATCATAATACTGAATTATTTTGTATGTTATTAATGTGATTCTGTGATGATGTTATCTCAGTCTCAGATACTATAGCTGTTACTGTTATGTTATTAGAGCCACCTCCTGCATTCACTTGACTACCTGTGTTGGCTTGCCCAAATAGTTGAGGTCCTGCTGCTGGTGCTACTGCTGTTGTGGCTGCTCCTGCTCCTACATCAGGTGCATTAGGTGCTGATCCACCTCCTCCAAATTGAGTACTTGAAATAGTAGCAATACTTGCTGCAGTTGCAGCTACTGATGCACCTATCCTTATTGCTGTTGCTACTCCTAAAGTAAAGTCAGGTACACTAGTAATAGCTAAAATAGATTGAGCTCCATTAATTACAGCCATTGCTAACTGCATTGCTTTCTGTTGTTTGAATTGTTGTCTCAATATCTTCTCCTCTTCCTTACTGCCTTTCTTAACATTCTTTAGCTTCTGCTCCATCCCTATAGATGCAAGGGAATTAATACCATTAAGTGCAGCAGTTGCTGTATCTAGTCCATCTTTTATAGAAGCTATTTCTTTCTGTCTTGATTCCTCAATAATTTTATCCTGCTTATCTTTTTCCTCTTTAAGTTTTGCAGTCTTTTTTTCCTGTGCATCTTTATCAATATCTAGAATTTCTTGAGCAAGCTCTTTCTCTAATCCTTTTACTATTTCAGCATTAGAACTAAACTGATTCATCTTAGCCTCTGCTGCTTGAGTAGCTTGTAACTTTTTAAATTCAGTATCATTTAATAGTAATCTTTGACTCTCTAAAAATACTGCATCCTCATCAGCTATTCTCTTTAGATTATTTGCATCTGTAATAGCCTTAGCAGCATCTGCATATTTCTTATTAATAGCTGCCTCTTGTATCTTCTGACCATCTATTAATGCAGTAGTATCATTCTTATATTTAACAGCCTCATCTATTTTTTTCTTATAGGCAGCAGCCAAATCATCTAGCTCAATCTGCTGAGCAGTCTTTTTAGAATCAGATACTATCTTAGCAGCTGCAGCAATATCCGCTTCTGAGGCTTTATCTGCTGCTATTCTTTTATCTCTTGCTGCCTTAGCTTTATCACTAGCTTCTTTCTCTTTTTTATCAGCATCATCAGACTCTTTTTTATCAGCAGTATTTTTAGCTACAATTTTATCACTATAGCCTTGCTTTATTATTTCATTTTCTTTAGCTACTTGCTTTTTTAAATCTTCTATTTTTTCTTTATCAGCTTTATCTCCTAATTTCTTCTGAGCATCTAGTGCATCCTTAGCAGATTGTTTTCTATTGTTAGCCTCTTTTATTTGTACATTGCTACGTTCTTCCTCTAGCTTAGTAGTATCTTCACCTGCTGCCTTAAGTTCAGCAATCTCTCTACCTAAATCTGCTGTAACTCTAGCAGTTTTTTCCTCAGATGATTTCTTTATTTTTTCATTAGCTTCTAGAGTCTTAGCTGCATTATCTTCTGCTTCAAATGTTGTAAGATGTAACCAATCTGTAAGCTCTTTAAATCCTGCAATTAGAGCATTAATGGGAGCCATCATTGCTTTGATTACATCATCTAATTTACCAAATGATTTAAGTACTAAAGCTACTACAGCTATAATGGCTGCTACTGTAGCTACTATTAAAAATATAGGATTTACTAGAATAGTCATTCCTAATTTTATAAATGCACCTCCTAAATTTTTTAATGTAGTTATGAATCCTGTAAATTGTTTAGTAAGGTCTGCAGGAGTTAATGATCCTAATGATTGCTTTAAGTTAGCACTTTGTTTAGCAGCACCTGTAAAATCCATGTCCATTATGGCTTGACTCATTCCCTCAAAAGATGCCTTTGCTTGATCTAAATTACTCCCTTTTTTAAAATCATTGATTGCACTATTAACTTTATTTATCTGCTTTTGCACTTCCCCTGCCTTATCAGCTAGTGCAGCAAATGCTTCAGGATTGACAGCATCTGCCATCTGATTTTTTAAATCTTTTAGCTCTGCTTTTAACGCTGCTATTCCTGATAACTTAAGTGGTATTACTACTTCATTCATATACTCTGATTTCTAGGGTGTTGTTAAGTAAGTGTGTATCGTGAAAAGCTGCAGTAGGGCTATGTAGGTTGGTAGTATTTATCTCAATAGTATTATTATCTCTTCTTCTTGCCATTACTATACTATTAGTCACTAATTGACTAAGCATTACATAGGTTTTATTTAAAGTGAATGCACCTGAGAATGTACCAAAATATATACCTACTGCTGACCTAGTCCAAATTATTGGTCCTATAGTATTCTCTAGCTCTATGACTGTAGGTGCTGCAGTACTACTCTGACTAATCAAAGCTATGTACTTAGTGTAGGTAGGCAGGATATCACTAACAGCTCTACCATTTAGAGTGCTAGTCACTGTAAGATTAGTAGTAGCTATGCCATCATTTTCTAGGCTTAGATTATCTCCTACTATCATGGCTTTAAGTCCATCACCTACTACATTACCTGAGCCTAAGATTATAGAGTTACGATTGTTAGTAGTTACATTAGTCTTAGTATTATACCCTTGCATTATACTTGCAATCTGCTCACCATTACCTGGTCCTACAGGAGTATCTGGTCCTACAGGAGTACCTGTTCCACCAAAGAATGGAGGTAGGTCTATCTCAGTCTCTAAGCTTATTAGTTCTACTTTGGTAGGCACTAAGTCATTAGCGTTATAATCTATAATCTTATTAATACTCCACCAACTATTGTCAATCCTTATCTTATCATTCAGCTCCATTAATTGGATGTCTACCTCATTAAGTAGAAAGTATGCAGTCAATAGCTTACCGCCATTTATTTGTGCTACTGTTCTCCTCCAATAACTATTGTAAAGATTGTTATTAGTGTTCTGATTTACTTGATAGTAATAGTATTGACATTCTGCAAAGTTAATATCTGACACAGGATTAAATGGATCAACTCCTCTAAAATGTGAGAGGTAGGGATAAGCTCCACCTGTAGATGTTTGTGTATCATACCCTGAATTAATTATAACCTCCTGAGCAACTTTCTGCCTATTGTCATATAAGATTCTTATATTAGTCTTAGGAGCTGCACCATTTAGTAATGGTAGGAATGCACCGAATGTTGTAGGCTGTACAGGAGTAGGTGAGAAGATAAGTTCTTTGACATCTATACCTTTCACATACTCATTCTCAAAGGTTACCTCCACTTGTCCATATATCTCATTAGTAACACCTGTATAGACTGTATTAGGTGAATCAGTATCTGCCTTGTATGTTAGTCTTAGCTTCTTATTATTAAGCTCAGGGATAAAGATTATAGACTGCTCCTTATCTTTCATCAGCTTATTAGTCCAATCTACAGCTTTGCCTGAATCATAATACTCATCTCTACTGATTAGGATTAGATTATTCTGATTATCAACATCAGCAGTAACATAAATATTATACATCATAAAGATGCTCTTGATGAAATCTGATTGCTTAATCTTCTCAGGGATAAAGGTATTCATGGTAGTGATACCACTGTTCAATGGGATGTTATCAGATGGGCGGATAGTAAGTTTAATTGATGTAAAATCTACAATAATTTTAGGAGGTGACCATGAGCCTGATGCTGCCTGTCTATTCCAATAAGGATCACCTTGTCCAGGAGTACCTGAAAAAGTTCTTTGTGCATCAATTCCTACATAGACTATCTGTATATCTCCTACATCTATCCCTCCTGTACCATTAGTAGTAGCATTGAAAGTAAATACAGCATTTATATTTCCTAAATTTACTGTGCCAACAGTATAAGTTCCTGTTGCTATTTCTATTGGATTACCATTACATGGTACATTATATGTAGATGATCCTACTCTTACCTGTAAAAAGGGAGTGTATTTAATTCCTGTTACAGTTCCACTTGTAGTAGATGTATTAATAGAACAGTTGTGAGTTACATTTAAACTCATATTACCTTCTACTGTTGCCTCATATATATAAGATTCACCTGAGCCAATGCCTACCCATTGAGGAGTAGTGTACTCTCCTGTAGATGGATTAAATAATGCTGCAGGATCTGATATTTCAGTCCATCCTGTTACATTATCTATACCATCAACCTGCACAGTATTTGCATTACTAGTAACAAATTGGGTTGGAGTTAAGTTAAAATTACTTATCTCTGCCACTACCTTATAATCATTCCAATCCACTATATTCTGATCACCATTGTATGGAATCAGTAGCTTATCAAAGTTCGCAGCTGCTAATCCATCCCAAGTATAACTATATCCTGCTGTAGCAAAGATTCTATCAAAGTAAGTCTTAGCATAGATAGCAGGCTTAAACCAATTTAGCTGATACTGATTGTCTATATTAAATGGCATCACATACTTATACCCATCTGTTACTGAATAGTCAAAAGTACTAATAACTACATTAGCATCTACATAGTGGTCTAAGTCTGAGAAATCTAAGTCAGTCAAATACTTATTAGAGATGTCAGTAAAGAATGTACCTCTATCCTCTTTAATCAATACCTCATACTCCACCATCTGCTCATAGGCTGATGTGAGCTGTGACTTCTTAATGTTAATGAGTTGAAGAGTTGCGTTAGTCATAACAGGGATACCATCCTGAATAACATCACAGCTAGTGAGCGTATTAATATTAAAAGTGCCAGCTTGAATGTTTACATCATAGTAATGATTCAGTAGGTTATTGTTATTGTTATTGCCTACTAAAGTAATGGTCTTACTAAAGTTGCCTGTTCTCTTAGATATATCTCTAATATCCCCTATGCTAAAGTTAAGAGGGAATGATGTACCCTCTTTGACATCTAGGTAGCCTGTGCTAAGTTGTATCCTAACCATTGATAGGAGTATTAAGAGCTAGCTTAATAGTTACTGAGTGCTTAATTAGATTCTTATTTCGCTGTCTAAAGTTCTCAAAAGATGTAGCATCTATAGTGCAAGCTCTATATTCAGTACCATTGTAGTAGAATACTTGAGGGGATGTTAGTAGCTCTTGAAATCTATCAGCATCGTATTGGTCCATCCAATTAGTATTCAATTCTAAGGTATTAGATACATTAGTATTCAAAGTTCTGTTACCTATAGCAGTTGAACTATACAACCATTCGCCATCTACTACCTGACCATCAACGTGCTGATTATACATCTCTCTACTTATTTGCCCTTTCTCATAGGTCTTTAGTTGAAATGCAAAGGATTGCCATGATCCCATTCTATCTAAGTAGTAAAGATAATCTTCATTGATAACACATCTATTGTCATATTTAAAGTAGTACCGAATTTCAGCAGAACCACCTTTTATTACTACATAAAAGTTTTGAGTAATAGGAGTTTCAAGTGGTACATCTGTAGTCACAATAAAGTTATATAATCCATCACTAGCGGATGCTACAATAGATGATGTTAATTGATAATCATCCCAATCAAAATAAGTAATATCATAAGTATCTATACTATATGTTCTAACCATTAAATAATATAATTGACCTGTGGCAATAGATGCTGCACTATCTTGAGTATTGCCAACCAATGATGTCAAAGCATTACTAGGAGTAAGTGTAGTATTATACTCTGTAGATGGAAATAATCCTTGAGCATAGATACCTAAGCTATAAGCTCCATTGAATACCTCTAGCTCTGATAGAACCACATCATCTAAAAGTATTGTCTTTCTTAAATCTGCATAGGTAACAGTGCCATTGATAGTGGCATCAGTGACAGTATCCCATCTAGCATTGATAACAAATAGGTTAGTACTAGCAAAGATAACAGTATGCAATCCCTCTACTGTAGGATTAGCAGCAATACCTCCAAATGCCTGAGTAATACTAATCTGATCACCTGCCACAAAACCATGAGCATTGTAATGTATTACTATATCTCCTCCTGTACTTTGTGAAAGTGAGTTAGTATATTGAATATTAGCAGTGTACTCATAGCCAAATCTGATATCATATTGATACCATGATTCATTGACTTGCTCTACTGCAAAGTTCCATGTCACCAATGATTGCATCAGCCTAGAGATATCCTGCTCACCATACCCTGTGCCGAATACAGGTAGAGTCTTATACTGAGCTATCGGAGTAGCATTAGTTGCAGGATAGACCGTAAAGATGTATCTAAAGCCAGGCTCATTCTTATAAGCATTATCTATGATATACTTTATAGGATTGTAAGCAGGCATCATTACAGATGGCTGTGCTATGATTGTAGTAGCAGGCATCTATTCTCCTCTTAAAGATTTCAACTCTTCATACAAGGCTAGGAGCTGAGTTTCTTTCTCTTGTATTAGTTCTTCTGTTGTTCTTTCAATAACATCTACAAGTTCTTCAATGTATAGCCCTTGTTCGTTGTAATATCCTATTAATTGTTTCATCTTAATTTATTTAAATTGTATGTATTCTTACTGCTCTTACATAAATGCTGCCATTAGTTAATTTAGAAAAAGAACTTTGTGCAGAAGTTGAGTAATTCATACCATTAGCATTAGTAGAAGAAAACTCCGTACTACTCCAATAGAAAAGATTTGAAAAACCATTAGTACTACCTAAAATTTTATTCACAATAGGTGCTGAATTATAACACATATTTAACTCCCAAGTTGATGGTAAATACCAATCACTAAACCCACCACCTGCAAAAAGTCTTGCAAGTCCTGCTGCATAAAGTGTAGTTGCAGGAAGAGCTGTTTGTGCTATAATTGCATTAGTATTTGTAAGACCATCAAAATAACTTTGAGCAGTAGCACCTATTTGAGTAGTTTGAAATGCAGGTATTGTCCATTGAATACCTGTAGATAAATTAGTTAAACTTGCAACAAGAGCTTTATTAACTCCACTTTGATTAAATACTGCTACTACTATTCCACCTCCAATTTGTGCTCCTATCTCTGTACCACCGCCACCACCACCTGAAGAATTAATAGTCTGATTAGGGAAAGTCCCTGTAATAGTTACATTAGTTCCTGCAACCAAACTTGGAGTGGCTGTGCCTGTACCACCATTCGCTACTGCTACAATACCTGTAACGTTAGCTGCTGTGCCTGTTGTATTTTGATTAAGAGTAGGTACATCTCCTGCAGTTATATTAGCTCCTACTGTTACTCTACCCTTAGCATCTGTAGTGACCTTTGTATAAGTTCCTGCTACACCTATTGATGCTAATGTAGCTGTACCTAGAACATTCGCAGAGCCATCAAATGGAGGGGATGTATATAGTACATCACCATTAGTGGATATTGTTCTAGCTGTTGCTAATGTAGCAGTAGAGCCTGCTGTACCTGTAGTGTTTTGATTGAGTATAGGGAAATCAGCAGCTACAGCTATACTTGGTACACCTGTGCCTGTTGTGTTCTTTAATATCCCTGTATTAAGATTAGATAATAAAGTGCCATTGATACCCTTAACAGTTAAGGCTACATTCCCTGTAGCATCTCCTGTATGAGTTGCATTACTTACTAAGCCACTATATTGACTATTGGTAGCATTGTCACCTGTATTAGTACCTGATAGATTCGCTACAGCTCCATTAGCTAGCATTGCATTAGAGATAGCTCCATTAGCAATAGCTGTTGCATTGCCTATACTTGTGACAGGACCTGTAAGATTAGCATTAGTTGTAACAGTTGCAGCATTGCCTGTAGTACTTTGATTCAAAGTAGGTACATCAGTTGCTACCATAGCTCTGAATGTTGGTACTCCTGCCGTACCATTAGGTGCTGCAAGAATATGATTAGCAGTCTTTGAGGCATAAGGATTCTGAGTATCTCCATAACCTGAAGCAAGGCTGATATCAGGAGCACTAGTTCCTGTAGCTACTACAGGTGCTGTTGCTGTGAGTGATGCTACACCTGGAGTCACTACTAAGTTACCACTGCCTAAAACAGAGCTACCATTGATAGTCTTGATGTTAGTACCACTTACTAAAGTATCCTGCTTTGAAGCTAAGATGTTAGCACCTGTCACTGACTTTGTAACATAGCCACCTGCACCATTACTCTCACTAATTTCTACTAAGTCAGTAGCTGCTATATCTGTTCCTTTTGCTGTTAATTGACTAATCTTTTTATCTGCCATAATTTATTGTATTACTCTGTTGTCTAAGTCCTCTGTTACTCTTTGATCCCTAATCTCAGTTACTCTGTTGTCAGTTGCTGGAGGACCTCCCCCTGCAACCAATAGCCATGCCTCTATCCAATTAGCATTGATTGTGACTGTACCTCCTAGCTCTAAGACTATATTCATAAGATGGTCATCTGATGTACCAGGATCTCCACCTACTACAGATAGTATATCTCCTACTAAGTTTTTAGAGTTAGCTATATCTATACCATAATGATTAGCTATAGCAAATATGTAAGATTCATTCAATGGGGGATAAGTCCCTACTGAATATGCTGTAGCAATGTCTCTAAGTATATCATTACTCATAACTATATTACATTAAGATAGCTTTTTGTTTAGAACGCATAATAGGAGTCATCAGTATAATACTCCTGCCTGATGTAAGTGGTAGCATATCGGATAGCATCCATAGCATCATCATACAGCTTCACAGGTTCATCCATGATCTGATCACCAATTTTCTTCCATTTATAGTTCTCATACTCTTTCATTATCTGCTTATCCTCCTGACAGAATACTCCAAAGGTCTTAATGTTATCTATGCCTTTCTTAACTACCTTGTTAGCATTATGCACATCATACCCTGCAGTATTCATCTCGGCAATTATCTCAGGTCTTGAGTAATCTGCCATAATCTCTATGTGCTTATCTACATTCAAGGCATCCATCCTCTCTATTAGCTGAGTAGTGGTAAGGTAGCTCTCATAGATAATCTTCTCAATGAAGATATCATTGTCACAGTAGTAGACTCTGACTAGAGCTGTGGGGTGGTTGTATCCAAAGTCTAAGCCATAGACATACTTTA